CAACGATGCCCGCAGTAATTGTGGCACTGGTTAAAGTTAGCCCAGATACTGTTGCCGACCAGTTCATGCCGGTAGAGATGGCAGAGTTGGCAACAAGGACGGTGTTATTGGCTCCAACGGGAACCCTGTCGGTCAAGTTGTCTGCCGTACCTGCGAGGATGTCCCCTTTGGCATCAATGGCAGACGGACCCGGAGCACGCTTCCAAGTCGTACCGTTCCACTTCCAGACATAGTCACCGACCGCATGGGTGTCGTTAACGCTCGGAGAGTTGGGGAAGTCAATGGGCATGTACCCATTTTACACGCCCATTGTGTTGCTAGAGCAGGGCTGGTCCTTGCTTTCTCCAGTTACTGGGAGAATGGTTCTCTTCCACTCCCTTGCGTGTCTCGTCATCGGCATACAGTCTGACGATATGGACACAGGGGTCCCCCTCTTCGAACTCCTCTTCCTCTTGTGAGGTCATCGGTAGTCCGTCATGGGTAATACAGATAGACGGTCCGCACCATCCTTGTTGTATCCCTATCTCTATCCACTGCTGTAGGGTCAATGTGGGCATTGTTCCTCCTTAGTTAGATTTATGAGAACCGGCGCTGCGTCTATGCGCTTGGCAGGTGGGTAATCTACTTCTCGCCCCACATTTGGGCAAGCGTTGGTCTCACTGCCCTGATGCCCCTGCGCTTTTGTTCCGAAGCCAACTGACGACTCGTCAAGCCTGCCCAGACTCCGTGCATATCGGCTGCGGGGAACTCTAGGGCATATTCCAGACAATCTGCCTTTACAGGACACTCAGAACAGATTTCACGGGCTTGCTGGATATAGGTGATGTCCTTGTGATGCCGTGGAAACATCAGGTGCGTCAAGCCCTTACAGGCTGCTTTGTGAGTCCAGTGGTTCTCATCAGTGACAATCTTCTGGGGCTTGTTGTCTATCAAGGTCACTTGCCCTCACGCTGGGTATAGATATGGCAGGGACCGCCTGTATAGGGGTCATGGGTTCCTGCTACCTGAAGGGCGGTTGTCGTAACCTCTATCGCCCGCTTCATCGTCAAGCCCTCGGTAGAGTTGTCAATTAGAATATGAAGCGCCGCTCGGGCGTACTGATAGCCGGTGCCGATGGCATAGATGCCGGTTGCGTCCTTCGACCATGAGTAGTCCGACTCAATGATGTAGATATTTGCCCTGACAGAGACGATGATGGTGGAGTTCTGCTCTGCCTGATGGTCTCGTTCCTGCTTATCAGGAGGACTAAAGCCTTCGTCGTCAAAGCAATTACGCAAAACTGGGATAAACCGACGCGTAATATGCTGGTCTAGTTTCTCCGGTGTTGTTGCGTACCTCGTTGTCGGAGGCTGAAAGACATGGTGAAGGAGGTTGATAGCGCGCACATCACCGGCGGCTCCGAGAATGTATTCATCCTTTTCAGCCAGTTTGCTACTGGTCTTTGGCAGGATTGTCTGCCCACTGATGAATCCATTGTCGTCAAAGGAAGAAATCTTGGAGTCCGCTCCTAGAACGGTCCAGCCTTTCCCTTGTAGCCCGATGATGGTTGTCATGATTCTTCCAGTTAAATTTATTTAGATGATGGAGAGGTTGTCCCAGCCATCAGCCGTGACGCAGAAGGTCAGGGTTCCGGCGCGCGTCTTGACCCCATAGGTGTCTTGGAAATACTCGCCAACAGGGACGATTGACGGGCAGACAAACAGCGCCCGACCCTCCTGCTCCTTGGCGTTGAAGTGGTGGTAATGCCCAGTTACCAGAATGTCAGCGTCAGCGACGCCCGGATGCGCTCGCCCGTGCGCTTGGTCCTTCCACCAGTTCCAGACAGCCTGAGCGGCATTGTTGCCTGCCTTCGATAGATGCCCATGGGTGAATGCCAGAATCTTGCCATTCACCTCAAGCGAGGTGGTGAGACGCTCTAGCGGAAGCCTCCACGAGATGTTAGGGAATGCTTCCTTATTCATCTGGAAAGCCTCAGCAAGTTGCTCAAAGACAGCAACATCGTCGTTGTCGCCAGTTGTGGTGAACGCCTTGCCACTCAGACCTCGGTTCTCGCCGTGATTACCACCGACGGCAGTAACAGTTAGCCTCTGAGCGAGCGGTGCTAGCGCGAAGATAATGTCCCTAATACCCCGTCGAACAATCTTCATCTGCTCGCGTCGGTCGACCTCAATGCGGAACTGCTGGGCGGGATAGTGCCCGCAGGTTCCCTCTACGAGGTCACCAAGACCAGCAATGACAATATGGTCAATCTTTAGACCAGTCTTGCGGAGGTCTTTGACTCTTTGGGAAATTTTCTCAGGTAGAAGAGCGATTTCTTCAACCTGCTTCTCTACTCCGCCACCGTCACGATTTCCGGTCTGCCAGTCCGACAAAGCAACGACAAAAGTGGTGTCCCCAGTGGGCGCCGGTTTTGATGATTTCTTTGACTTCTTGATGGACTGATATATCTCGTCCATATTTGGGCGTTCTGGCGACTTCAGCCGTATATCAGCCTTGTACGAGTAGCAGATAGCGCTATACGCCTCCCCACCCGCATAGTCTTTCTTCCACCCATCAAACGATGTCCAGCGAATACTGTCGCCGACGACCTCATAAAGGTTTGGGTCTAGACCACGCTCACGAAGCAGGTCGGACCAATCGGTCGGGGGTTCGTGGATAGCCGAGGTTGTAATCGTTCCTTTGGTTCCATCCCAGACAACTCCTGGTTCCCAGCCGGTCGGTGACTTGCGAGTCTTGACGGCATCTTTGAGTTCCGCCTCACCCTCAATTGCGGCAAGCCGCTTTGTTAGTTCGCTCACTTCGCCTCCTTGCATCGACAGAAGCCTTTGCGATGAAGAGTCACCGTCTGACGGTCAACTTTGTATCCCTCAGTACGCAAAACCTCTGTAATAGAACGAGTTGAAGCGTGAGAAACAAGTGCACTAGTGAGGGCGTCTTTATCTTCTTTAGGAAGTTCGTCAAGTATCTTTCCAAGTGTGCAATAAAGAGGATGCGACACTTCAGGAAGATTCGCGAGTTTGTCCTTTAGACCCATTTACAGCCCCTCAACTGTTGCGCTATGCGCCACCGCGGTCCAACCACACGAACTATAGTACATGATGTATGAATGAGCAAGCATCAACATACGATGTCAAAGAACAACTATTAGAGCCAGTGCGCGCGCTAGTTGATAGTGCGTTAAGAAATGGTTTAAATGCTGATGAGATTGCAGATGGTATTCTTCATTTGCTTGACACGAAACATCTCGTCGAATACTCATCAAGCAAAACAGTTCGGCTACTCAACTCGCATGGGCGAGTTCTTGTTGCGATTCTTGAAGACCCAGGTATTACTCAGCGAGCAATTGCGCAGTATCTACGAGTATCAGAAAGCAACATCAATGTGTCAGTCAATTATTTGATACGAGAGAAACTCGTAACAAAGACAAAAGTCAACAATCGGAATACTTACAGATTCAATGCCAAAGAGGCTTTGAAGCATCCTGATATCAGCCGTCTTCTTTCAACTATCATTCCCCATGTTGCTGAGTTGGCAAAAGGGGAAGTCTGATATACATGACCTACACGCTCATTCAAGGAAACGCCCTTGACCTCAAGTTGCCCGACGAGAGTGTGGACCTCATCATTACAAGTCCTCCATACTGGGGGCTTCGCACCTATCAAGACAAAGGTGAAGCGGTTAGTCAGCAGATTGGCGCTGAAGCAGAACCAGCGGAATTCGTTGATGCCCTCATTGCCGCTACGAATGAGATGAAGCGTGTTCTCAAGCCCTCTGGCTCAATCTTCGTCAACCTCGGTGATAAGTACGCAGGCTCTGGAGGACATAACAATGCCGGAATCGGTGGTACTGGGCGTGGACCATCCAACTACCCAAAGACCGGAGCACCAGCAAAGTCCCTCATCGGCATCCCGTGGCGCTACGCCATCAGAGCAGTAGACGACCTTGGACTTCTTCTACGAGCGGAAATTATTTGGTCTAAGGCAAATGGGATGCCTGACTCGGCACTAGACAGGGTACGTCGAAGCCACGAACACTGGTTCCACTTCACAAAGAGTCCGCAATACTTTTGCGCGATAGACCATATTCGTGAGAACACCGAAGCAGGTCTTGGTAAGACGCCCGGCTCCGTTTGGAAGGTTTCCATGGAGCCACTGCGCGTTCCGGAGGAACTCGGTGTCGACCATTACGCCGCATTTCCATCCGAATGGCCGAGGCAGTTCATTCAGGCATGGTCACCATCAGCAATCTGCTTTAGGTGCGGAACGCCGGTTGCCCCTATTTCACAGAAGCGAACTTCTGGTGAGATGACGACTGATTTTGGCATGGGTAAGCGACATCAGGGAATTGGGCAGATGGGACCCGGAGATACCTCATACCAACGAGGCGCATGGGCATCTGGAGTTACCTATGAAATCACGGGTTACAACTGCGAATGTGGCAATCCTTCAGACACGAAAGAATCGGTAGTTCTAGACCCATTTGGCGGAACAGGCACGACAGCCGCAGTTGCGCACTTTCTTGGTCGACATGGTGTCAGCGTGGACTTGTCTGCTGACTATCTGCGCATTGCTGACTGGCGATGTAACGATGAGAAGTTTCGTAAGAAGGTGCTGGGAAGAACTGTTGTTCAGGATTGGGTGACGAGCCATGCGGAGAAGGCTTCGTCATCGACTGGGATAACCCATACCTGACAGAGTTCCGCGTCGTCTGTATCTCCAACCACAGACCACGCAAGTTCCAAATGACTGCTGCACTCACAAATACCAACATTGCAATCAAGGCCATAGGTCTCCAAAAAATAGGTGACGATGCAGTCAAATTTACCGACTTTGCACTCTCTGTTTTCCGTCTGCGGACAAGAGACCTGAGAGATTGTTATTTCACTTCTGTTGAGGTGCAGGTACATGACATGTCCGTCGTTATGCCAGACAACCTCTTCTAATGAATCAAGCATTTGACTCCAGATAAATTAGGAAATTAAGGGTACATCCCAAAGAAGGGGCGCGCACATACATTATCCCACAGGTCTATTTCACGATGTAAAAGCCAGCATGGGGTACAATTCGCTCGTGCAAAATCAAGAAATTGATGAAGAGAACGAAGACAACGAACTGCTTTACTGCATAGAATGCGGACAGCCCCTAACTAGGGGCGATAGTAAGTGTCCGAGGTGTGGCGAGTTTCAGTGGTAACAGACGAAGAGTTCTTCAAACTAACAGTATGCCCGTACTGTGGTTCTCAAGTAGGGGAACGTGGCATGGATATTCATGAAGTGCTCATGCACCCAGAAAAGCGTGTTCGCTTCCATACGGAAGAGTACAAGCAATGGTGTGCTGAACAGGCTAAGAGCAAGTCAAAGCGTAAAAAGTCCTAAGAGACTTTACGCGAGCGCTTTGTCATTGCCGAATCCGAGTGTGATGCTAGATGGTCATCAATTCGACCGTGAACCATCCGGAATCCTTCATCAACCTTGTCGTCCAGATGACGAATATCGCCCTTTAGGTCATCAAGACGTTCACGAACCATTGAATGGTCGCGCGTATTTTCACGGCGTGATTTCTCAACAAGCGCCGTCATTAATCCAATTGCCGCTACAGCGAGGGCGATTAAACCATCTTGAAGTGTGACGCTCATTCGCCCTCCGCTCAGTTGTTTGGCTAGCAGAGTTGCTGTAAAAGTTTACTAAGACAACTTGCTTGCTTGGTGCAACTAAAGCATCAGCCTTTCAGGATTCGTGCGAAAGTATCGGCAACGAGTTTTGCATCATTGGCAAACTTGGGGCTGAGTTCAACATGAACCCACTTTCCACCGGGCGAACCAATGGTGGGCTTGTCGTAAACCTTCCATGCGGCACGGTCACAGCGCCACCCGCGACCATGCGGACCGCCCTCGAAGGAATAATCATGTATTTCTTCGATTTCAAAATCATTTGCATGCTTCACGAGAAAGTCAATAAGAGCAAGACCGGCGGCACGGTCCTTGTCGTACCCAAGGTCCATTGCTCGTCCAGTACCATGAATGCTCGGCTTTGCTGGAGCACCCGGATTATTCATTGCGCGGACAACCCAAGTTCCGAGGTTCTTAATTTTTCCACCGTTAAGAAAAACGATGGTGTCCTTGAACGCCTCAGTGCCAGCCAATTTTCCAGTGGCGTTTCCGTTGAATCCAGTGTAGGGACGACCCATTTCAGTTCACCTCGTATTACTTCAGGAGCGGGTCGATAGAAGAACCGACAGGCTCGGATTGATATTGCGGTTGAGCAGAAGCCTCCTCATTGGGCTTCCGATTAGAGAGACCATTCGCGGCGAGTACGCCTGAGAGCGCACCCGATAGGAAGAGAACGATAGGAACAAGAATGGAATCAATAAGCATCTTGTCCGTTAGTGATTGACCCGACTTATTCTCAGGACCGAGAGGCTGAGTCACGAAGATAAGCGAATACATCGTCCCAAGAACGATGATTGCGAAAGTAATTGCAAGCGTAACGCCAACAGCGAGCGTCAGAATTTCCTTGGCGGACCACCTATTGCGCATCTTCCTTCAGCCCTTCCGGAATCAAATATTCGGTACAGGTTCCCGTGACGACGCAACCAGGGCGCTTGCATTCTGGCTTGTCCCAGTTCTCCTGCTCTTGACATGGATATCGAACCCAGCCGTCATAACCGCATGCAGAAAAAGACCCGCCAAAGCCAAGGGCAAGCAAAAATGCAACTATATACCGAGTGAATGTACGTCGCACAGGTCTATTATACCTGTCAAAAATTAGTTCCTAGATTTACTCGTCTTTGTTAAGAAGCAGTGCAGTGACATAGACGCCAAATGAAATTCCGCTAATCCAAAGCCCCCACTTGAGCGTTTCCCCAGACAGGGTAATCAGAACCATGGCGGTACCGCCGAGGGTCCACGCCAAGCCAGTTGCCTCGTCAAAGAATTTCTTAAGCATTACTTTCTCCTTGTTGCCGGTTGGGCTGAAAGAATGAGGCAAAAGCCAAGCGCCATAAGACCAATAGCAAGGAGGACCTGAGTTTCTGTTCCATTACCAGTCTTAGGAAGGTCTGGCGTTAGCACGGGGATAGATGATGTGGTTGGGGATTCCGGAAGCGCTGTAGTCGTAGTTTCAGGAGCGGTCGTCGTAGTTTCGACTGGGACCGTAGTTTCACGATTGTCGTCATCATCCTCTGCCACAGTTGTTGTAGGTGCCTCGGTTGGTGCAGGCTCGGTAGCAGGGGGGTCGGTCTCAACTGGGTCCGTTGAAGGAGGGTCAGTTGGGTCCGTTGAAGGAGGGTCAGTCGCTTCGGGGTCTGTTGAAGGAGGGTCTGTAGCCACAGGGTCCGTAGCGGGCGGGTCAGTCACCGGAGGTTCAGTCGTGGCTGGCGGAACTGTTGGCGCATCCGAGTTATTTGGCGCTACGGCTCCGAAATCTTCCCCATTCTTAGTCGTTGAGCCGGGCTGGCTATCAACTAGGAGGACGGGCGAGAGTGCTGTGTCATCAAGATTAAAGACCGCAAAGCCAAGGAGATAATCGCCAGTTACCGAGACGGTGTAGGTCGACATTTGCCAACCAGTAGAACCAAATGTGCCAGTGGAATAGTCGCCAGTTCCGGGGTTTGTGAAGCCAAGAAGCGCATACTGATTGCCACTATTATTTACCGAAACAGTAGGTGACCCTGAAGTTGGCGTCAGTGAAGTGATTGAGCCATCGTTGAAGGGGACATAATCGGTGCCGATGTAGTTCCAAGACATAGTGTAGGTCGTTCCCGCCTGAAGCGTGACCGTCTTTGTAATCCATGAGGCATCAGTTGGCGAGCCACTTCCATAACCAGAAGCGGAAGCCTGATTTGACAATTCCGAGCGCATATCTGTTTCATCAGAACTACTGACCCCAAGTGCCGTCAGAGCATCGTCAAATGTCTGGGAACTATTGGGCTGGAGTGCGACTGCATACGAGCCATACGGACTAAATGACCATGACGTAGGGTCAACCGCTGGCTGGTAGTAGGGGTTAGGCGAGCCATCACCGAGCGTCGGGTTACCAACTGCTCCGTGACTTCCCGCATTAAATGTCACTGACCCACTGATAAGGGTCACGCCAGACCCATTACCAGTAATTAAGCCACCAGCCAGTGACCCACTCTGCGACCCAATATTCCAGTCAGATAGATTTCCAGACTCAAACCCAGTATCTGCCACAACCTCAGCAGATGCCGAGCCGAGACTCCACGGCATGATTAGCGAAATTCCAGAGATAGCAAGAAAACCACCAAGAATATTGAGTGTTCGAGTTTTCATCAGTTCTTCCTTCTCCCTGCTCCGATTCCGGTTGTTGCTCCCATAATTGAGGTCGTTACCGTGACGGCAACGACCACACGACGCTCTCCAACCGTGATGGCAGAACCAGATGGGACATATGCGTCAAATTGTCCTGAGTAGACATTGACCTCCTCTTCAAAGACTTCCTTGACGGAATCATCCGTCTCGTTCAGCGCTTCAACGAGTTGTTCAGTCTGCTCATCAGATAGATTTTCAAAATCAACTGATTCAATGACAGCCTTAATTTTATCACTATTAATATTACTAAAGGCTTTTGAACCTATGATTGAAATAAGGTCGTCGTCACTCGCTTCTTCAGGATTGATGTCGTCAAGAATTGCTTCAAGTTCTGCTGGGTCTTCAATAGCCTCAACAACCTCGGGAACTATTTCCTCAGGAAGTTGTTCTTCGGGCGGAGTCGTGATTTCTGGTTCAGGCTCTGGCGTTACCTCAGGCTCCGGAACTACTTCTGGAGCAGGCTCAGGCTCAGGCTCAGGTGCAACCTCAGGCTCTGGCTCTGGAGTTACCTCGGGTTCTGGAGCGGGTTCAGGTGCAACCTCTGGCTCAGGTTCTGGCTCTGGCTGAGGCTCAGGCTCGGGTTCCGGTTGAGGGTCTTCGTTATTTGATGGCGTATCAGTCGTAGTCGTTGTTTCTGGCTCAGTCGTGGTTGTAGTAGTCGCTGACTCTGTCGTCGTGGTTGTTTCTTCAGGAAGAGTTGTTGTTGTAGTTGTTGTAGGCACAGGGGCATCACCGCTGAATGCGGATGCTGGCACTACTTCATATGTACCCCCATCAATACTCCAGTAAAGATAGAAGCAGGTTCCTCCGCCGTTTTCGTACATCCATGCGTCGATTGAATACTGACCAACTGGGATATCTAGCGGTCCACTGAAAGAGGGGGAACAGCCCTTATCAGTCCACAAGCCAAATGGCGCTTGACCGTCAATCTCTACTTGACTTCCATCGTCTGAATAGACAACGAACTCAATGGTGTTGTGCTCAGGAATATTGATAAATCCCTGATAGTGCGCCATGAAATGGTCCCACCCACAGGTTCCGACATGCAACTCAGGGCTATCCCAGGTTTGATAAATATTCTCGTACCAAGTTTCACCGCACTGCTGATACGCACTGTCTGAGATGGTAGGGGGAATATTTGTGACCGTATAGATAGTGGTAGCGAGTCCGCCCTCTGGAGCAGGAGGCTCAGTCGTAGTCGTGGTTGTTTCAACCGGCGGTGGTTCTTCGGCAACAAGAGACGCACCGCTGATTACTGGTCCATAACATCCAGCCCACCAGAGCGAATCAATACCCGAGAAACTGACGGTTACAGTCTCGTCATCGGATTGAGTCGTTATGGAGAGGGAGTGTTCGGTCGAACTTGCTTCGGTTATCGTCCCTGTAGAGATTGTTTCGTCATCATCCTCAAGGGATGCTGAATATTGACCACCGCCCTCACTCAGCATTCCAGTAAATGAAAGAGTGACCACTCCCGCACTAGGAATGACGACGTCTTGACTAACTGTCGCCATTTCGTAAGAAAACGCCAAACTGTCGGCATACCATTCCCCAAGTGATGGCTGACCAGCATTGCATGACGCTCCACCATTTGCTCCGGTCCAGCCCCCTTGATTGGCTGAAAATGAACCGTTAACTAGATAGTCAACTGGTTCGGCAGTTGCCCGATTCAGGGGCAGTATGAAGAAGAACAATATAAGCGGAAGAAAGGATATTGCTCGTCTAAGTTTATACGCCACCTACTAATTGTAAAATATCCAAATAATGGCTAGTGGCAATAAGGCTATGAACTAAGTCTGCTCCATCCCGAACTTGGAGCCATTCATATAAATCATTGAGGCAGGCAGTTTGCCATCAGCGACGAGTTTGCGTCTGTATTCAAGGTAAACAGGGACATTTTCAACAATCGTCGGATTGATGTTAAGCCAAACAGTCTTTTCACGAACGAACTTCGCCTTAGTCTCTTCCTTGTCAGGGCGCATGTATTCAAAAAAGCGTTGCCCGCGATACTTCTCCTTAACCTCAAGGTAAAGGATGTACATAGTGTCTTCGGTGAGGAAGAGGTCAAGAAAACCAACATCCTCCGTGTCGTTCAAAAACGTAACCCGCTTAACTTCCTTAGAGGGGTCGTCGGGGAAATAATTAATTGGAGAGATTTGCTCTCTGTAGCCCTTCTTCATATTGCTTCTCGTTTCGTGGGGTCCACGGACCTAAATCAGTGGGGAATGTTGGTTTAATAGCATATACAACAGCAAGAAAATGCCACTGCCTTTCAGTTAATGGCTCACCCGTTTCTGGTGTTAATCCAATTGGACAAACCCAATAGCCGTTATCGTCCAAAATAAACCACGGCTTAGGTGCTGGTTCAACAAAAATATCTAGCGACTCAATATAAAGATATCCAGCACTTGGAAATACATCTCTAATGGACTCATTATAGGAGCATTGAATCCAGCGACCATCTAGTCCTAATGAGTTATTGATAAATGCCTGACCGTTAGATTCCTCAGAATCAGGAATTGTAATAACTTGTTCAACTGTATTTTCCGAATTTACTTTTGCAAAGTGTGCCATGGCTATCTCATACGTCCGTCGTATCCGTCGATGGGAATGCTCGTCCATCGCCCCAGATGATTCTTACGGCTCCATTGCCGCCATTCTGCGAACCTGCCGAATATGAGGTGTCGTTGCCAGAACCACCACCACCGTAGCGACCTCCATTGCCGAGACCCACTTCGCTACTGCTTTGTCCACCAGAGCCACCCTGACCATAACTGGAACCGCTTGTACCAGAGCCAAGAATGCCAACGCCACCACCACCACCGTCTGAGACCACGGTGCCACCGGTTGAAGCACCTCCGGCACCTCCGCCACCAGACCCAGCAACTGAAGTGTAGTTAGTTCCATAACCATTGCCACCGTTGCCGGTATAACCACCCGCACCGCCACCACCACCGCCAGAACCAGTTGAATAGTAAGTGCCAATTCCACCTGCGCCACCACCATCGCCAGTATAGGAACCGCCACTCACGTCAGCAGTTGAACCAGCGCTGCCACCAAACCCCCGAACAGTAGCGGTCGAAATGAAGTACGAAGTCCCACCAGGGTCCGGTGAACTACCACCAGTTCCACCACTGCCTACGACAACTGTATACGTCTGGCCGGGAGTAACAGAAATATTATTCTTCCAGCCGAGACCTCCACCTCCGCCACCAGAACCTCCAGAACCGCCAGTAGAACGTCCGCCTCCGCCTCCACCAACAGCGACGACACAAACGCTTGTTACTCCAGTTGGACAAGTCCACGAGTACGTACCTGGAGTTGTATAGGCAACTTGGTCGGCAGAAGCGACGGGAGATAGGGCAGGATTCGGCTGACCAGTGATTTGATAGCGAATGATGGCAATTCCTGAACCGCCACTTTGTCCATAACCGCCGCCGTTACCTGTATTAGCGGTGCCGTTAGTGGGCGTTCCTCTATTGTACCCAAGACCCCCATTAGAGACAGTACGAATTACTCCACCTAAATACGAAACGAGATTATAGGCACCACCATTTCCACCAGTTCCATAGTCGCCAGTTATTTCTCCGCCACTACACCCATACTTTCCGCATCCACCACCCGAGAAGGCAATTGTTCCATCAGTGAGGCCGGACGAGCCAGCGACGCCCTGTCCAGTAGTTCTAGCACCGCCTGCACCAGGAGTCTTATTTGCGTTTGTGCCTCCACCACCGCCACCGGAGCCTCCAGATTGCCCAGAAGTTGCTTCGCCTGTTACTGGGTTATATGGGGTCCCACCACACCCTCCACCAATTGACGTATAACCATAAAAAGTTGAGTTAGAGCCGTTAGAATTAGCAGCGCCTCCGGCACCAATCACTATCGGATAACTACCAATTGCAATATTGTTGAAGGACCCACTAAGAGCGCCCCCTCCACCACCTCCGCCACCGTTTGAGCCGCCGCCTCCGCCTCCTGCAACTAGGAGAAACTCAACAAGAGCAGTAGGAGTAGAGCGCGTAACGACGAAGTTCCCTGATGAGAGAAATACATGGGCGCGATAGGTAAAGCCACCCTCCGAGTACTCGTAGATTGAGTCTCCACCAGTGGCATACATAGACGTCTCACTAGTAAAACCAGCCCAGCGAGACGAGGACGCTGACCCAAGTAAGGGCATACTCAGGCAAACCTTGTCTGCGACCCGAAGACCGCATAGGTCGGAGTTCCATCAACCTTTACAATTGAAAAGATATATAGGTCAATGCTATTTGCATTACCAGCGGTCGGAGCAACGCCACCTTGCCACTTAGGCGTTACCGTTGTTCCGTCAATTTTAATCGTGGATGGGTAGTAAGCAGTTGCCCCCTGAGTGATTGCTACGGCAACAGTTACAGACGATGTAGTTGGAAGCCATGAATCAAGAGAGGTACCACTATTGCCTCGGAAGTTAAGCGTTGGGTTACCCGAAGCCGCCGTCGTGAAGTACCAGTTGGTATCCGTTGCTAGGTCAATATCAAGAGTACCGGTGGGCGTTGTTCCAGTAATTGTCCAAGTCTCTCGTGGGTGCGAAAGGAGTGGGGTCGTAATAGTCGGCTGGGTAATCGTTGGCGTAGTGAGGGTAAAAGTCGGCAGAGTCTTCGTCCACTTCAAACCAGTTGCCTGAGCCGAGTCAGCCATTAAAATCTGGTCGTTCGTGCCGACAGACCGGACGCTGACAGTGTTATCAGCAGTACCGACGAGAATGTCACCCTTCGCATTAACCGTATTAACGCTTAGAAGGTCAGCAATAACCTCAATCCAAGAACCGGTATTATCCTCAGCGTTATAATAGTAAAGTTTCTGAGTATCGGTCTTATAAAACAATGTGCGCGCATACTGAGCGGCGCCAGCGGGAAGAACGGTTCCAGAGATGAACCGTGCTACACGCGCTTCAAGATTCGCATGAGAATCGTCCATTTGTGAACGAGTAAATGAATCCGAGTCTTCGCTCCAGCGGTAGAGGGCAAGACGCGTTGTTTGAGAGACCGTCATTTTAACTCCTCAGATGATGAACCAATTATACAACGAGACTGTCACGCTAGAAAAGGAAAAGCCCCCCTTTCGGGGGGCTTCCCTCACTTCAGGTTGAACTGAATCAACTCGGAGCCATGTCGAACGTGACCTTCACGAACGCCTCCGGACGCTTCACCGCAAGGGCGAGGCGCTGCTCAGCCAAGATGACGATGGCGTTGCGCACGAAGAAGTCAGCATGCTGTTCCGAGATTCGGATGCTCGCCTGCTCACGGTCGTACAACTGGGCGCCGGTTCCGAACGCACCGATGAGCGCAGTGCCCTCGGTGATTGCCGGAGTCTCAACGACCGGGATACGCCACAACTTCGGCTCGCCACCGAGCGCCACCGAGACGGCAACGAGGTACTGACCGTTGATGTCCTTGGTGAGTTCGATGTCTTCCCAGTCGTTCGGGTGCATAACGATGCCGGTCGGCTCGTAGTACGCAAGGAACGAGAGGGTAGCCGCACGGCGAAGTGCGTCAGCCTTGGTGTCGGCAACCGGAACAGTCTCGCCATCCGACCAGTCGTAGGTCTGGATGCCCGAGGTCTGGAGCACGCCCTCAAGGTTCTCGCCAGTGCCATCACCGTTGAGAATCTGGTCGTCTTCAGCAAGACGGAGACCGTACATCAGTTCGTTGTCGATGATGGAGCGCAACTGCGGCTCATCAGCGAGAACGTTCCGGTGGGCGGCTTCCCAGTGGGCGAGGGTACGGACCGGAGCCTGAGCGCCGAGGAAGGTGAATCCTGACTGGGGCTTCTGGGCGAACGAGCCACCGTCACGCTCGGCGACGGTCGAAGCGGCGTTCGTGAAGCCGGTCATTCGGAAGTACTCAATCACAGCGGCAGTCGTGGTGCGGGTCGGGAACAGGTCACGAACGCGACGGGTACGCATCGGCGGAACCACAATCGGGTCACGCTGAACGTTACCGAACGAACCCGGCGTGCCCGAGGGCAGTGCCGAGTAGATGTCCTTGACATTCATTCCGAGGTTGGCGACGCTTCCGTTGTGCACGAAGGGCGACGGCATGTTGGCGCCATTGCGACCACCGTTCAGCGACTTGAACTCGGGCGACTCCAAGAACATCTCGCCGAGCGACTTCGCCGAGCGACCAGAGGTGAAGCCAGAAGCGGCTGCGGCTGCGGCTGCAACCGAGTCCGAAGCGGGCTGACGCTCCCAACGCTCAACATCGCGCATCGACTCAATTCCGTCGATGAGGCTCTTGATTTCCTTGATGTCGGACATGTTCTTGTCGAAGGCGGTCTTCTGGTCGGTGGAGACCTGAACGACACCGTCTTCAATCTTGAACGAATCGGCAATAGCCTTGTTGTCTGCCATCTTTGCCCGAAGTGCAGACTGCAATTCGGAGAGGCGGCTTTCGTCTACTGACATTTCTACTCCTTGGTAGAGAGGGTTGATTTGGTGTTGGTTGTCTGACCGATAAGGCTCAGGTAAGCACCCAGTTACCGCGTCTAGTTTCAAGATAACAGACCAAATAAAACCCGTAGTGTAACTACTTCACTTTTTGTCAGTTATGTGACGAAGCGTCTAACAATTACTTAATTATTCAACTGCTCTTTTTGGATGCTCGCGACCGAACCTCTTCATTCGGCGACATGCCTTCAAGAATAGAGCGCAAGAACGCGCGTCGTTCGGCGCGGTCCATATTGTAGTAGTCCTCGCCAATAGATATCTGAGCGACTGAAGTGTTCTTATTCTTTTTCTCGTTCATCATTCCTCCTCGCTATCAATGATACAGCAGTTATAAAAGAATTGCAATAGTAATATTATGTAAGGCTTTACACAATTTAGTCTTTAGCCTTTGCTTTTCGCACTTCTCGTTCGAGTTCACGCAGGCGGTCTAGCGAAATGGCACTGCTCTTCCTAGTTTTCCTAAACTCTTCAATTGTCATTCCATCTTCTAAAAGATTTTTTGCAATTTGTTCCCGTTCTGGAACAGATAGTGCCCCTATTGGCCGTCTCTGAGGCCAACGTCCGCGAATATTTGCGTGATTCCGAATGTTACGAATATCTGAGACCGGAATATTTAGTTTGGCAGCAATTTCCTCCAAGTTCCATCCTCTCTTGTAAAGAGCAATCATGTTATTTTGAACGCCGAGATACATTTCATCTGTAACGCGCGCACCAGCAATAAATTTAGCCAACTCACGCCGTTTGGCTATTTTTGGCTTAGGTTTTAGTACTCGCTTAGGAAATGCATCGGGGAACTTGCTTTTAAGTAGACTAGCCACCACGTCAACCTGCATATCAAAACGTTGCGCAATTGATACAAAAGACTCTAACTTATTACCTTTATCAATTTCAGACTGCACATAAGCAAGTATTTCATCACGCTTTAATGCATTAATACGCCTAGCAGCATATAAAGGAAGTTTATTCGTTTCTTGGTGCGGATGAGGAATTTTTTCAACCATACGGATTGCGGCAATAAAACCCTGTTGAGTTTCTTTAAGTTTTTTTCCAACTTCTATATCTGTGTATCCCTCTTTTAATAACTCACTAATCTTTTTTCGACGTTCAGCATATTTAGGATTATCTAAGGCTCTAATCCATTGATTTAAATCTTCGCGTTCTACGTTCTGTTCTACAAGGTCCGCATTTGGAACATAAGCATTAACCTCGTCAGGCTTATTTTGTGCCCTAACATGTTGCAAATAAGGATTGAAAATTCCGTTCGGAACCGTTTCATTACCCGTACCACCACCTGGGTAGAAGGCTCCGTCCCAGTTGCCGTCTTCTTTAGCCCTTGTAATTACATCTAGGTCAGCAAGAGAAATCTGATTTTGACGAAGTGCCTCAGCCTTAGCCTGCTCCAAGTTCATTATTTTCTTGTCATACACATCCGAAACATCGAAGTAAATGATGCCGTCTTCTGGGTTATGCCAAGCACCCAAAGCAACTTGTTTGCCATTCTTTTTCTTAGCGAGGAACTTCTCTTTATGCATTTCAAGGAATGCTTCTAGATAATCAATGCCCTCTTCGGTAACATTGCCGTCCTTATCAAATACACGGTTTGCCGGAATCTTGATGCCGTTCTTGTTGCGAGCAATTGCCCAGCCAGATTTAACGTCCGTTTTACCAGCAAGCGAGAACGTAAAACCGCCATCAGGGTCTTTCAGGCGCGCAAACAGGTCCAAGATAGTTTTCGGAACAGCAGGCACATTGTCCTCGCCTGTAGCCGGATTCGTTCTGAATCCGTCACCATCACCATCTACAGGCTCACCGTTTCGGCCGACAACATTTGCGAATCGTTGCCGACCCATTTCTCCAATGGTGCGTAGTCCAGACTTTGTTGTAACCGCATCAGATAAAGAAGTGGCGCCTTTTCGCCATGGGTGGTCGCGTGCCAACAGGTCATTATCTCCGACATACCTTGAACTTGCCGGTTTACCTGACGAAAGAATCTTGAGGAAGGCGTTAACTCTGCCCATTGCCCACTGACCACGCGTCATGCCGGGTCGGTGGCTAACAGAAAATGCTCCGGCTCCTCTTCGGTACACAGCCTTAAGTTTTGCAACAGTCGTCAATGACCACGACGGCTTATTGGCCTTGCGCATTGCATCGTTATGCTCACGAACCTTATTCGTCAGAGCAGTTTCAGTGGATTGGTCAATGACAATGTCGGACGCACTAGAAGTCGATGATGCGGAGCCGGATGGATTTCTCTGAGAACCACGAATTCGCTCTTTAGGCAGAGATGGCGTCGCTGCAAGGCGGTCCTTGCGCGCCTTTCTAAAGGACCGCTTAGCCTCCTTGAGAAGCATCTCGTTAAAAGGAATCTGCTTGCCTCGTCGTCGCAGGCGACGTTCTGTATAACCACGCCCGCCTACTTCGTGGAGGCGCTCTGCAAATTTACGAATCTCATCTCGTTGTCCAAGGACAGACTGACCAGTTCGGCGCCGGTAATCCGAAACATTCGTGCACGGGGTCCAGACTCGCTCATTATCAGGTGTAACACGCCGAGCGATACCAATACACCCAAGCGCCGTGGCTCGAAGTCGGGCAGTATTTGGGTCGTCGTAGACATCGGGGTCACCGCGCCGAGGAAGGGCGCGTCCAATGATTACTGACTTTCCTGCCACCAGACCACCAGAAGGAAGAGTGTCAATGCTGGTAATCCCACGCTCACCAAGAGGCTCATAGCCATTCTCTGCTTCCCAGAGGCGCCGCTTGCGCCGTCGCTTCTTCCCTTCGCTCTTTTTCCCATATGCCTCTTCAGAAATCCGAGTCATAGTTTCTGAGTCGGCGCAAGGCAACCAATTCCCCTTGTCGTCCTGATGCGCGCCAGAGCAACCGATATAGCGAGCAATAGTCAGCGCTTGCTCACGGGTTGACTTAGGCTTTGTCGCCATTACTCTTTATTTCCCTGAGATGCATTATAAATAGCGTCTAAAGCATCCATTCGAGATTGAACTTTCTTGTAGAAAGATTTAAGGTCCGAGTCCCCGTATGTTCCATCTTTATCCAATTGAATTTCAAAAATTGGAAGTCTGCGAGTTATTCCCTTGACAGCATTAAACTTATCGCTGTAAGTATTATATTCTTCGTCGTCAAATACTAGAGTATCTACCATTGAATTTGATGACGCCCATCTATCAAATGACACGGAGTTATTTTTAATTGTTGAAGCAATAGCAACAGAACAACCTAGAATATTGGACCAATAATCAACAGCATCTTTGGGACCTGTAACTTCGATTGTGCGCCCATCCGCAATAACTGATACCGGAATAGCGTCTTCTGCTTTAATGCCAATCGGACCGTAAATAACCATGTACTGCTTCATTCAATTCTCCTCAGCAAATATGAAAACTATACCGCCGTTAGACCCGCTAAAAACTTGTTTCGCTGGTTAATTAGTTTGTCGATTGACAAACTAAGTTGGTCGTATACTGACCCAGCGCGTGTCTTTACAGCGTCCGCTACGCCAAAAACCTGAAGTTGCGAATCGGGAAGGTTGTCTATGGCATTCTTAACGAATGCGTCTCTCCCTCCGGCTTTAATTGCTCTCCCTCGCTCAATCATGCCATCATAAACATTCATGATGTCATCAATTTGCTTGGCGCGCTCTGCTTGTGGCAGTTTTTTGAGATGGCTATTCATTGACCTGAGAAGTGTCCCATCTGCCCAGAATGCCCTCTGATAGTCACCTAAATCCATAGGGCTTTGTGCGCGCCTAGCGCCCCAGTCAAGGTCAATAGGAATAACCATCGGTTTCCCACCAACCATTGCGCCCATGTGGTTTTGGTCATGTCGGTCAGGAACCTGAAGAATATAGTTCAGCAAAAAACCTGCGAGTCGCTGAGGGTGCGCCTTATCCGGCTCTCCTGCAAACTGCTGTGGCGTGAAATTCGGAAAACCAGCACCGTTTTTCAGCCCAGCAGCCTTAGGGTCAACGATTTGTCCCTGAGGCGCGCGATTCCATGCAAACGGAATAATTGCTGCCGGAACACCATTTCGACCACGAGCAGGACCATCAAATCCGGCAGCGTCAACATTAATTCCAAGGGCATTTGCTAACTGGAAGTTAAGAACTGCGTTGACATTATTTCTGTCGTCATCCTTATCATGCTTAAGGACAAAGCCCATTCCAGTTGGCTGACCCTTGGCATCAAGTGCAACAAAAATCTTAGTGTCACCAATAATTCCGCCGTTTTTCACAACTTCCATGTACTGCTTTTTGCCCTTATTATTAGGGGAAACATGCCCCACGAGGGCAGCCCACCACAGGTCACGGGGAATGTCTTCAATGGAGTTGCCATCGTTAAGCCATTTCACGGCATCCTGAGAGTTTTTAATCTTAGAATTTGGTCGTGGCCTTACAACTGGCATGGGGTTATCTGGTGTTCCATCTTCACCAAGTTTTGGAACCTGCTTCACTCTCTTGCGAGGAGTATCAGGTACGAGCACATTTAGAGCGTTGCCATATTCTGGTTGCGCCTCAGGGGTATTTGCGTCAGGCTGGGGCTTGACAACACGCTCAGGATTTGCCGGAGCGTTTGGCTTCGGTGTCGGTGCCTTTGGAGCAGAAGGAGCCTTATTGGCATCTCTCCGATTCTTGTCAAGAATTGCTAAATGACGCTTTTTCGCATCTCGCAATATGGCAAGTTCATCGGTTGCTTGATTGTATCTATACAGCAGTTGTGCGCGACGCGCCTCTGACTTTTCAGTTTGAAGCACTTGAACAGTTTCACGTTGTAACTCTTCTCGCTGATTAATACGCCAATCAAAGACATCGAATAAACCAGTGCCTACAAACTCTTCAGTTCCATCACGGTATTTTTTGAGGGCATTACTCCGTACAGTCCCTCGCCAAATATAGTCAGGGTGCTTTCGGAGTTTCACCGCTTCGCTTGGACTCATACCAGGCGGAGGAGCGTTGAACTGACTTGATGGGGGAGTAAATCGCGGTTTTCTATCCGAAACCGGAGGCTTCGGAGTACGAGTCGGACGATTGCTCCTGATACGACCAGCGGTTGAAGCATTAGCGCCATCAATAAACTTCTGGCGACGCTTGGGTCCGACCTTGTTAATTAGGTCGATATGGTCAGGGTTGAGTGCGGCACGAGGTGGACGCCTATTAATTTGCTGTTCAAGGTCGTTCAGTACGTCCCAGTCATTGGCATTAGCCTTAAGCACGCCAATATACGCACCGGGCTTATTGTTCTCGCGCTGCTTGATGTAATCCTTAATTGCCCGACTTGTAACCGGCTCATTGGCTCCGAGACCGAGGCGCTTGCGCCAGTCAGCATCAAGGCGAGCCTTTTCATCCATCACAAGACGCTTTAGGCGGAAGTTCTGGTCAGCATCAAGTTGAGCAGCGTCCAGCATTTTTCCGCGCTGGCGCTTGGGTTGAGGACGACGAATCGGCGTGCTGACTGCTTGTTGAACTCGCGCCGAACGACTACGGGCACGAACAGATACTGGAGCCTTCGGAGTCTTCGGAGTCTTCCAAAGACCGTTATCTTGGCGATGATTAAACTCCTCAAAGACCAGTCGATAACCATCCCGAGGTTCAAGACCTTGGTTATTGCGTAGAAAAATGGTCTGATTTGTATCTAAAAGGTCCATCAGGCGTGCGAGGTCTTCATCGGAAAGGTCCGCAACCTCGAATGGGACAGGGTCCTTTTCCTTATGCTTCTTGAGAATCTTCAATAGTTCATCGTCAGAGAAGCCATCAAGATTCTTCTTGACAGAAGGGGCTTTTGGTACGGGCTTAGGAACTGGCTTACGAGCCTGGGGAGCGTTAGGGCGATTGGGACGAACCCTCGGCACGCTCTGATTCGGTTGCACATTCTTCTTCCATGCATTAAAAGAGAGAACGGGTTCAAGTTGCGGTGCTTCGCCAGGAATTAAGAGATTCCCATCCGGAATTGAGTCAAGATATTCGTTATATTGCTGCCAGTCAGAATCTGAAATATTGGCTGGGCGGTTTTTACGGGCGTTAGCGATACGCCTCGTTTGAGCGTCAATACCATCAACCGGAATATTTCTCGGTTGACGTTCCTCGCCTCCGAGAACACGCTGAGCGGCGCGCTCTAGAGCAACAGCCGCCCGTCCCTGACGATTCAGACCATCACGACGCTGCTTACGCTGAGGCTTCAACTTGTAAACACGAACCTCACGCTTGTACGCGTCCGGAATCTCCATCCGGCGATTGACCATTTCTTGAAGAATCTCAAGACGCTCTTGCCGACGACGAGCCTCAACATCGCGTCCCTCACCGGGGCGTAATGGTCGCGGTCGATTCACATCTAGCGCACGAAGGAGTGCTTCATCCTTCACCTTGGCATAGCGATTTTCGCGATTCTTGATTCGCTTCTTATCACCAGGCTTATATTCGTCAGGATTATAACCACCCACAAGACCACGAGCGGCTCGTTCCATTACGCCATCACGCTGACGCTCAGCCACGGGCTTGCGGACAGGGCGCGCGCCCTGACGACGCTCAGGGCGATTTACATTGCGATTCTGCCCACGATTAGGAAGCGCAGGGCGAGCGGGAACCGGACGATTTACTCCCTGACCGCGCCCAGCAGGACGAACAATTGCCCGTCCATTCGGTCCGCCATCGCGCTCACGGCGAAGCGCACGGTTCTCACGAATAAGTTCAGCAATTCGCTTTTCAACCGCCGGAGTCGGAGTCTCATCTACCAAATCATCTAGTTCACGCGAAATTGCCTGCAACCGGTCATCAATCTCCCGTTTGCGTCCTTCGGGAACATTGGGAACACCAACTCTACGCTGGCGCCTCATGCCTACATTAGGGACATAGTCACGTGGCTGGTACTCACCAACAAGACGCTGGGCACCACGTTCAAGAGCGACAGCAGCCTGACCTGCTCCACGACGAATGGCGTCGCCAGCACGCTCTCCAACACCGGGCTTCTGTGCTCGTTCAGCAGCGCGATTCAAGCGTCGCAGTTGACGCTGTTCGCCGATATTGTCGATTCGTCGTCCAGCATTAACCAAAGCGCGTCCGACACGCCGGATAATTCCACCGCCACAACCACGCCCAAAACGGTCAGTGATATATCCGCCAAACTGGCTACCGGACGGACAGCGCCATCCTCCCGATGGTCCAAGGTCGGGGTCCCATACTGCGCGGACCTTCTTCATCTCAAAATTGAGACGCGAATAGGTGCTTTCGCTCCGATATGACAGAGCCTTGTATTCAATAGCCGCTTGACGGCTAGAAGATGAGATTGTTGATAGACGAGCCGAAGAAACGGCAGGCATTGACTTGGAGCGGATTGCGGTTGGGCGGTAGAGACGACCATGTCCAACAACAGCATCAACGACTTCATGCGTCGGCTCAGAATCATTGGACGTAATTTCGGCTAGCAAGTGGTCGCCATAAAGTGACTTTGCTTGAGTAAGAATTTCGTCAGTAAGGATGCGAGCATTACCCGTATAAAGAGCATGAGACAACGACTCGTTCAGTTGCTTCATATTCATGGATGAACTATTAACCCATTCCGCCCAAGCGGAAGCATCATCCGTGACGGCTATTGCCGTAGCCTGATTATTCTCGTAAATAACGAGTGCATACGCACTATCCGACTCAGATTCACGAACGACCTGTAGACGCTTCATTTCTTCATCCCTATGACTGTTGAGAGCATTTCTCGTGACTGAGCAAGGCGCTCTAGCCGTTGTGTAAACAAAGATTGAACAATCTTCATATGACGCTCTTCGGCATCAGAAAGTTGTCCGTCAACCTTTAACTTGCTGATGTAATCATCCCACTTGAAGGCACGTGCCCGTTGGATAAGGGACTCCAATATGTCCAAGGCTTGTTGCCTGACCTCTTCAGGCGACCTGCTAAGCGAATCTGCCAAAACCTTGCCATCTGAAGAGGCAAAATCTCCAAAGTCAAGATTTCGTCGCTTTTCCAGTTCATTAGCGGAAAGACCAACAAAAGCCGATGGAGCATTAACGGTTGATACCAGACGAGTCCCATCAGCATTCGTAACGCGTGAAACAGATGATGGATTTCGACCCCTAACATCCAAGAGATAGTCAGAAGCAAGAAGGCGCATCCGGTCCTGCGCCGAGACGTCGTCTAGGCGACCACCGACCTGCACCTTTCCATCTTTCAGCAGTGAGGCACTGTCCTGTACAAGATATGGGCGAGAGTCACCAGAATCAACGAGACGAACCTTGGGAGCAACCATTCCGAGGTGTTCCTGAATGGCTCCAGAGGCATGAGCACCCAAATGCTCAAACTTTTGACCGCCAGTTACTTCCGTAAAGCCAACACCGCCGTCTGTTCTGGTAAACAGCGTTTGGCGAGCATTAAGTTTCTTCTGACGATAAACCTTAGAGCGCCGAACTGCTTCCATCAATATAGTGGGGTCAATCTCTGACAGATTTCCACCCTTATTGATGTGCTCAATTGCGCCTTCTAGATTTGAAATGTCTCGTGACTCACCCTGTTGAGGTGCCTTGGGCATAGGCGCAGAGGGGACTTGAGTAGATGGCTTGCGCTTCCCACCCTTGAATGCTTCCTGCGCCCAACGAGGCTTGCCTTTATCTGGACCTGATGGCACCGGAGACTCGGGGTTCTTGATTCCAGCAAAATCCGTTTCAAGAGAAATAGCACCATCAGAGTTGGCTACTACTGCCTCAAGGCGCGCCAACGGATTTTTTGAATTGTCAATTGACTCGGCGCTACTAACGGTCTTACCCAGTTTTCGTCGCTCTCCGACGGATAGTGGGCGCGTTCTATCCATCCGGACAACGGAACCATTAGGCAGAACATAGACAAGAGAAGTAACGCCAGTATTCGAAAGAAGACCTAGTTCGTCCTTGCCAAAATCAGTGTTATTAGACAGCGCAAGAAGGAATGCAGCATCCTCCATATTTCGGTTATCAGGAACTTTCCGAAGTTCAGCGGGGGAAACGACAGGTTGCATTGGAAAACCGTCGCGCCTAATCATCATAAAATCAGCATTCGCATTTTCGGACAGAGCACGGACGGCAGTTGCAATCCCATTGTCCCTACTGCGCTTGCTCATTGCGCCAACACGGGGAACATCAGCGGCTCGGCGAGTAATTTGAGACTCACCCGTAACCGGCGCCCCACGAAGAGGATTAACATCAGGCTTCAAATAGCCCAGACCACCGCCCTGCGGTCTCATAGCCGCATTGGCGAGTTGCATCAATGACGGAAGCAAATTTGGAAGGTCAAACAGTTGTCGACCACAAGTTGACCACTGTGAGTCAGTGAATCGACCACCAAATTGAAATCCCTCAGGACAGCGATATCCGCGCTCATTGGGTTTCCCTAGACGAGGCTTTCTCATTCCCCCACCAGGCGTCAGCGCCGAATAAATGCGCGACCGAACAGGACTACGAAACTCACTTAGGTCACCCGGTAAAATGGCGGAGCCAACGGACTGCGCGGCTCTACCAGCGCCAGTACTGGATGAGATAAGTCCCACCTTCTCACTAAGGTCAGGATTATCGGCAATGAACTGAGCAGCGCGTCGCTCTACCCATTCTCTTTTATTCGGAATAGGCTCCGACAATTAAATCACCCACAGCCACAGTCAGAATCTTTTTCTCCATACATCCGCTGGTGCGTCATCATCTTGCCATCTTCGTCTTCACCCTCATGGTCCCAGTTATTGTCATCATTGAGGAAGTTAACGAACTTCGGCTCCATGACAAGGAAGTCACGAAGGACCCCGATTGCATGCTGAAGGTCGTCTTCAGTTACAACAATTGCCATCGGACGTTGGTCGGGCATATTCATGCCGTCCTCGTTGTCCCAGTTATCGTTCTCAGAGTCCCACATCATGTCCATGCCCTTGCCAGCGTTTGCTGCGCCACGAAGGCGTGAAAGGCGCTGAGCAAATTCAGAATCACTGATGAGCGAGCCTCGGACAACACCACGAAGTTTGCGACGACAGTTCTTCATGCCGGGGTGATGGCAACCCTCATTCGGCCAAAGACCGGTTGTTTCGTGATGGAGCCACGCACAGATATTGTTCAACGGGTACAACTCAGGGTGATTAGCGAGGATTACACGACAACGACGGAATCCGCCCTCACGGCGCATAATGGGGCGCCAATAACGAAGAAGACGCTCAAGGTTGCCACGACGAGGACCGTATCCACGAAGGACATCACCAGTAATGCGCTCCTGCGGAATTGCATCCGGAGGAACCGGAGCCTTTACGCTAACGCCTGTGATTTCTGAAAAGTTGAAACCCATGGCTAACTCCTAAATGTCAGAGTGTCTTGTCGATGTCTACTTCTTGGGCGAGAATTTCAAACTCCATCAAACTCTTCAGGAACTGAATGTCGTCACTCTTCTCGGCGGCAAACTGTGTCTGAACCTTCTTGGGAACCCAGTTGACCGGAATCATGTCTTCGGCGCCAAGGTCCATCGCACGCTTGATGATGTGTGCCTTTGCGGCTTCCGTGTCCTTTGCACGACCCAGCGACTGAATGGCATTCATGAGGTCGTTCTTATCCTTGATGGGGAACGAACCGTCTTCCATGGCTTCGCCAGCCTTAGCCATCGCCATACGCTGGTCCTCTGAGTAGTCACGCTTAACCTCAACCTCATCGTCAAGCGACTTGCCCTCATCCATCCAGTTGGCGGGAATAAGGTCCGAAGCCCCAAGAGCCTCTGCGCGCTTCATGATGTGCTTCTTCGTGGCAGGCTTGTCCTTGGCGCGACCATACGCACGGATTGCGTTGCGAAGGTCGGCAACATCCTTAATCGGATACGAGCCATCAGGCATAGCCATTCCGCTTTCGGCAAGCGTCATTCGCGACTCTTCGCTGTAGGCACGCTTCAGAGCAATCTCAGCCGCCTCTGCCTCAATCTCCTCAACTTCATCCTGAGTGTAAGGCTGGTAACCAGCATAGTTGCCATCAAGTCCGACGAAAACATCGTAAGACATTCCGTCAGACCCATTGACCTCTACGACATAGACATCATCGTCATCAAGAATGTCAGAGTCAATTCGGACAACATCGCCGGTAAGACCAAGTTCGGTCTCAAGGGACTTCAAAGCAATGTCAACTGCATCCGTCGCAGTGATGACATCGTAGGCGCCCTCTTCAAACTCATCGTCCTCAAGGGACTTGCTCTCAATTCCTGCCTCAGCGGCTGAAATTCGCTGAAGTTGAAGCATTTCACCAGACTGACCATCGGAAATCATTTCCCAAGTCTTGCCATCCTTGGCTTCAACCTGAACAACGAAAAGGTCAGTCGTGAACGAGTACCCGGAATCCAGAACCTTTCCGCCGAGGATGTCAAGAGCAACGCCTTCAACATCAACGAGTCCGGGCATGCCTGACTCATTGCGACAACCACCGGGGCAGTTCTCGCAGATGTCCGACGAACCGGGGTAAGCCTTACGCTCCAACTGACAGATATAAGCATCGTCATCAAAGTCGGCAGACTTCATGCCCATCGACGACATAGCACGACCACGTGAACGCTTGGTCGGCTTCATCATCCAAGTCTTGTCGGACTCTTCGTCCATCATCTCTTCTTCGGGGTTTTCTTCCTCGTTCATCATTTCCTCAGCCATAGGCTTCTTCATGCCACCCTTTTCCTCAAGGTCCTCACCCTCGCTGTCATTCTTTTGCATGACAGCCATAGCGCCACAAGCACCACAAACCTTCGCGCCAGCCTTATAGCCACACTCACCAGAGCCGAGACCCTTAGCGCACTTGACGACACCACCATCGGCATCAATCTTCACGATTGCCTTCTCGTTGATTTCGTCCATTTCTTCGTTCTCCTTATATTGCATGGCTCGTGAGAGACAGCCTTTTGGATTGGAGCATCCCTCACACGGAGTCATTTGGCTTTTGCCAGTCACCATGCAGTGATACTTATTTGTGATTTTCACTAAAGATTTCTCAGTGTCCATGTTACTTTCCTGCTACTTACCTTAGGCGGAATAACCATCTTCGGTAAGCAACTCGGCGTCATAATTTCCAACGCTGAGAGCCGTATTGATTGCGCTAATAGCGTCGTCCGAAACAACGCCCTTGATTTCAATTCCGTGCTCATTGGCTGTTGCACTAAGACCGTGGAACTCAAAGACGGGGTCAAGCAATTGCTTCACCTCAAAAAGGTCCTCAAGATTTGCAGAGATGTTTGCAGTCTTTTCTTTCATCTCAATCTCGGAACGACCGCCAGCAGCAATCACTTCCTGAAGCAACTGCATTGCCTGACTCAACTTTTCAAGATTGCTTGCGTTAATAACGCGTCCAGCCTTGCCATGCGTATCCACGAATGATTTGACGTCGTCAACGACATCATCAAGGGATTTACCTGCCCCACCGCAACCACAGCCGCAACCAGTCTTTGGCTTTACGAACTCGGGAGCCTCAGAATCCTCGTACTGCCTATCAAACATGTTCTGAGTAGGAGTTTTCTGTTCCTCTTCATCGCCATCTTCTTCGGGAAGATAAATGGTGCGAGGGGTAACGCCGATGGGCTTACCAAACATGAAGTCACCACCCTCAGAATGCCAACCCACTCTCATCGTCTGGGGCTTGCCATTCATCATGTGGTCGAAAACCACCAAATTGGGTTCCACGTGGCGTATACGAACCGGACCGCCGAATCGCATCCCAATCGCGTTTGCTAGTTCCCGCATCATTTCGGGCTTCTCGCCCTCCTGATTGTTCCAGCACTTCTCGTCCATGTCGTAGGATGCCTCCATTATGAAGGTCTTTTCCTTCATCTTGGAGTCCTGCTTCTTCATGGCTTCCCGGACAACATTCTTCATGTAGTCCTCGCCCCTGCTCCCAATCGCGAGCCACTTGATTTGAGCGATGACGCCGGGGAGCCTGAAGTCGCCCGCGTGCCTTGCCACCCATGCTTCGCGCAATTCGAGCGCGTTGGTCTGTGCTTGGCTTTTTGCGACTCCGCCCGCCTCCGCAATTTGCGTGAGGATTCGGTACTGGTCGTTTCCCTTGATATTTCCGCCTGCCGCCCAAATCTGTGGGTAATCCCTCTTTATTCGCTCTGCAAACTCACGGTCAAACATCGGCCACTTGGACTTCTTGAAGGAGTCCATCGGCTCCTCAGTAGAAGCAGCCTTGATTGAAATCGTACCAGTCAATTGATTAGCGCCATGCAATACAGGGCTAACTTCATATAGTTCTACTTCACGAAGAAGGTTTGCTTGACGAGCGTTATCATAAATAGCGTCAAGCGTCTTGTAGCCAATACTCCACTCCTGCTCTTCGCCATAAAATGAAACATTGGCAAACGCTTCGCGTCCCTTTTCGGACTGAAGGTTGAACTGAACCCGAGCAAAAAGTCCTCCGATTCCAGCCTTCTTCATTTTCGCCGGAAGACGAGGGTCGCTAGCAGGGACCTCATAAATCTCTAGAACCTTTCCAATTGGATGATTCCAGTCATGTCCCCACACAACGCGAGGCTTTCGACGCTTTAGGCTTTCAGTAAATGCGCCAGAGAGCACGATGTCGCCAACGCTGTCCTTGTTGCCGACGCCTGCAACAAAACACTCAACAATGCCCTTAGCCTCGTCAATTGAAACCTGACCAGGCATCGCTTTGAAATTGAAAGTCTCCGAAACCGGCATATTCCACCTCGTGTAAGCAAGACAATCATAAGACAGTCTCGCTTGCTGTAGGGGAAGTTCGAATACCTATTTCAGTAAATAGGTGTTTTCAGTAAATCAGGAGAACTTCAGACGGCAACGACAATTAATCGTAAGGTTCGGAGGTGCTGTTGGGTCTCCGGGGAATCGGAGCACTGAACCATCAGCCATAAATCCTTCGCCGAGTCCGACGCTCTTGCCGTGAAGAACCTGATGTTCGTTTCGGACGCGCGAATCACGCCTCGTCAGCCAAGTCTTTTTAGTTACCCGTAACTGCTTTCCCGCCATATAGACGCCAGCATTGAAGGCAGTCTGAGATTCGTGTTCCGCAATCAATCGTCGACGCTTGCCGAGCAAGTTGGCAAAGATTGCTACAAGAGCCGCACGAAGAATACTGAGCCGGTCTTCCTCGTCTTCGTTGGCAATTGCCATAGCCACAAGGAGAGCAGCCGCAATTTCTTCCTTGGTTGTCTGATTGACCTTCTGGGTGCGGGCGACCTGCTCCGCTACATACCTCTTGAACTCTTCCTCATCTAGTTCATTCGGTTCGCCAGATTTGCTGAATGATAGTTCAGCAGCATCATTGACAATAGCCGAGTAGACGGGCGCTAAGTCATCAGCAAGTTGGCGATTCCAGATGTTCTCATCAAACACATCATCGGTACGGAGTTCACGACTATTCATTAGTCGCTTGGCTTTTGCTCCAAGTGCCTTTTCTAGGACAACCCGTTGTTGTCTTTCGAAAAATCGCTCCAAGTTGCGGTCAAGGATTTCAGCCCACCGTTCTGAGGTCTGCTCTGCTTTGATGTCCCATTCGTCAATAACTTGGGTATCCATCTTGGTCTCGAATCGACCATGACGTGCTGAGAGTTGACCAGGAGCGCCTTGAGCCGGAGGGGCGACTGCTTCAATTTCTGGACCAGGCGATGCGCCGGGGGCAATCTGGTCAGTCGGACCCGGCTCACCGGCTGGAGTTGCCGGACCAGTTACCTGCTCTTCTGGAACGGTCTGTGCTTCTTGTCCAATCATCGGAAGACCCGGAGGCTGTGCCTGTCCTTCAGCGGGAGGAACAGGTGCTCCAGCCATTTCTCCCCCTGCCGGAGGTGCTCCGCCCGGAGGCGCTGCGCCCATATCAACCGGTTGCACCTGACCGGTCTCAAACGGCTTTTCGGTGTTAGCAATAGGAGCCATATTCGGACTAACTAGGAGACTGTCAGCAAGTTCTGACTCAACAGTCTTGCGACCCGTGACCTTGCGATATTCATTCACGCTGATGAGACCAGCCTGAAATTCATCCATCGAATAACGCTCACGCTCTTGCTTGGCGATAATCAGAATGGGAATCTGACCTGTCTCGAAGTCAACATAAAACTTGTCATCAAGTTCATCAAGACCACGAGCAATCTGCTCAAGGTGAGGCATCATCGTTTCCATCCAGAAAACACGAAGTTCCTCAGCGGCGTTATTAAAGGTTCGGCCAGCCGCATTTCCAATAACAGATTCCGGAACGCCAAAGGCAGCCAGAATTTCTTCCTTCGTCAACTGGCGCATTTCTACATAACTTGCATCCCGAGGGGATGACGATGTATCGATGTAGTCAGCACCATCATCGGATGAGATGACCGTAATAGCGCCCGTGCGGTTCAGGTTTCCTCGGAACCGACTTCGGAGTTCATCTTTATCATCATCATCAATCTCTGAGCGAAGAACTAGCAAGCCACCCGGACGACCATCATTAAGCAAGAAATTACGGTTATAGAGTTTGGAGAGATTCTCAATCTCAATAGCAATTCCTGCTGACTCCATTGGAGTCAAAGACAAGTAGGGGTCAATCGGGTGGGGTCGCCGAATCCACAGAACATCATCGGGCGGAACAATGACTTTCTCACCAGTGGGCATTTGAACTTCGTAGCCAGCAACAAACCTTTTCGCATCGGGAATTGGTGAGGTGAACTGAGGTGGGAGAAGGTTTAGGGCAATGAGTTTGCCGGAGCGCCCACGAATCTTTTCAATAAAGACGCCACGGGTGCTCATCAAAAGTTGACTAGACATCCGATAGCGGAAGATAAAACTGTTTTCGCCCTGATTGGCACGACTATTTAGTAGGTCAAGTATCTCGTGCTTACGGGTAAGAATTTCGCCATTGGGGTCATTGTCTTTGCGAAGAATGATGGGCAGTCGCGCTTGGTTGCCAGCGATGGCATCAATGCATCGGTTAACCCAAGTAACCTTCTGCATTCCTTCGCGATAAGCGCGCTCAATGTCCCACGAATCACGATAACCCTTTCCAGCGATGGCGGGATTATTGGCAATTGGCGAGCCGGGTCCAAGGTTCGCTGCCTTCCCCTCCATTGAGGTGCCGAGGCTTTTCGTATTTCGTGAATTCCAAGCCATATTTATTCAGACCCCAACAGGTAGCCAAAGAGACCGCAAGCAGTTCCAGCCACGATGAAGCCCGCGGCTGGTAAAATCATGTAAGCACCAACACCTGTCAATAGTATAAACGCAAACATTAACGAATTAGCGGTTAGAGCACGCCAGTTACGAACTCTTGATAATGCAAAGATTTTTTTCACGTTCACCTCAAAGCGCTTACCGACACTAATGTATC